TGTGAAACATGTGCGAAAGCGTGGTGATATTCCAACCGGCATACACGTTGTTGCCGAGTTGGGTCGACGCGTAGTCGCCGCTCGCGCCCTGGAGGGGGCTTACGACCTGGAGACTCTTGATCCCAGATCCGCCGAACGATGTGTTCTTTTTGATCTCGCGCAGAAATGGATCCTGCTCGAACATCTTGAACGAAATTTCATCGGAGGAGTAGAGTTGCTTGAGGACCGCCGTTGCCGCGGCAGTTGTCATATCGAATCCGGACATTGCTAACCTCGCTGCCCGGATCGCGGTAGGATTTTGGATCGACTACTTCGCGCCGGACTTCTCGATCGTTTCGAGAGCGGCTAGCGCGTCTGCCCTTCGCTCATCATCGGTGCGCACATGATTACGAGCCACACCCAGATCGGACGAAAGCGAACGCGTTAGCGTTTGCGGGCTGTTCCGATCTTGTGCGCCCATCACCGGAGCTGCGATCTTTGGGGGGGCCTGGCCTGCGGTCTTCGAGGCGCGCGCGACGTGCCTTTGATGCGCGGCGGTCAGGTTGCTCTCAAGGTACTCCAAAACCTCGTGGTCGTCAACCACGCGCCCACGCTGGCGGCACGCATCGATCACAGCCATGACATTCTGCAACAATTCCGCGGGCGTGGCGAAGTAGTCCTGGCACGCCGGATATTTCGTATCGGGCGCCATCACCAGGCCGACCACTTTCTGCTGCGCCCCTTGGAGTCGCGTTTGAAATTCGCGCTGGGCGATCGTGGCATCGCGCTCGGCAAGAGTCTTTTCAAGCCGTTCGAGCCGCGCTTCATACTCACGGATCGCTTTGGATTCAGCCGTTTCTGGCTTCGGCGGCTCGTAGCCTGACAAGATTTTCTTGTTGATTTCGTCATACGACAAATCGTATTTCGCCGCGAAAGCCAACGGATCCTCTCGCAAAAGTTTGGCGTCCGCGGCCTGCTCCGCGCGCGCTTTTTCAACGGCGGCCTTGTCGGCGTTGATGCGCGCACGCTCCTGCTCGAGCTGTTGCCGCATCTGCCGTTGCTGCGCCTCGCGGCGCAATCCGAGCGCGAGTTGACGCGCCTTCGGCGTCTGTTCCGGGGGAGATTCGGGAGGCTTGCTTGGCTCGTCAGTCGGCTTATCGGCGCCTTCGATCGGCTGCTTTGCCGCTTCGGGTGACTCTGTCGGAGGCTCTTTAAGCATTCCGTTAGCCGCCTTGAATTCAGTGACTGCGGCGACGAGCGGATCGACGGCATCGGGGGCGGGCGCCGCTGGAGGCGTGACAGGGGCGGGAGCACTCGTGGTCATGATGCACCTCCCACGAGCGGCATCGGAGCGGGCGCGACCGCTCCCCCAGGCATGGGCGCGGGCATCGGAGGAGTCGCACCGGGCGGGGGCGCCGGGGGCGCTGGCGGAGTCAGCAGATCAACCACGTCATCGAGGTATTGCCGAAGCGCGTCTTGGATTTCCGCGGTCATCCCCGTGCGCTCGCTGCGCATGACGGCGGCTTGCGCGCGCGATTGTGCGTCTGCGAGATCGCCATACGGGCGCGGCTTTTGCGGCTCGCCTGTCTCCATGATCTTACTCAACTGCCACTGCACGAATTCATAACTCTCCTGCATGACATCCAGGTCAGACTCAAGGTCAGGCATGTCGAGCAGCGCTTTTGCGCGATCGGCAGTGATCCAACCGGCATCCTGCCATTGTTTTACGATCGCCATCTTACCCGCGATCTCGCTCGGGAGGGAGTTCACCGGGAACACACGCAGCGTGTAATTCTCGCGATCGAGGCGCACATCTGCGTAGTTGACCTGTTGAAAACCTCGCCGCTCTGCACGTCGCAGCACGAGCGCCTTCGGGTCGTGCGCAAAGATGTCCTCCCACGCGTCCACGGTGCATTCTGCCAGATCACAATAGAATCGCTCGACCGCGCGGATGGACTTGACGAATCTCTTTGACTCGATGTTGTGGTAGACGATTTGCGAACGTCCGGAGCCGCTGAGAGAAGCTGGCATGACGCCCTGTGCGCTTTGCTGCGACAGCCCCACTAGCTCGAACGCGCGCTGAATCTTGCGCTCTAGGTATTGGTAAACCTCCGGCGAAGCGACTTGCGGAGTCGCAAATACAGGAGGCGACGGGCCGTCGTAGTAAGCGAGATCGCCCACTTCGTTTGTCATTTCCTTGGGGTCAATCTTCGCCGAACGCGGCAAAAATCCGCGGGTGTGGCCGTAGCAATTTTCGCTATCCCGCAGCTTGAGCACCGTGTCGGTGATATCTAGCTGCAAGCCCTCGAGCATCTCAGCGATCCCCTTGCCCCAAAAGCCTGCCGTCCGCGGCTTTGCACGCATGAACGCAAACGGAAATCGATCGTGAGTCCACGGCTCATCGAGCAGCGTTCCGCCGTCGATTGTGATGACATGCCGCCCGTCAGCGTGACCCTTACCCGAAGGCAGTCTCCAGCCTTCCGCAACACGGATTTGCTCGATTGCGGATAGGTCAGTCATCTGCAATCTGCGCCCTGGCAGCGCAGATGAGATGATCGATTCTTTCGAAGGCCATCGCTCGAGCAGCACGTCTTTGTCCACATAGTCGACTTGAAACATGCTGCGTGGCTTTCCCATGAGCGCATCCATGGGGTCTACGTGGATGTCATGATCAAAGACGCGTTCGTAACAAACTTCATCTTCTCCGGAGTAGACCTTGATCACCCCGGTGCCTGTACGCCCGGCGTCCAGGATCGCTTCGTCGCAGATGTCGTCGATCGCTTCCCCGTAAATCTGCCCCTGCATGGCATCGTCGAGCCTCTTAGCTCGCTGCTGCTGCTCGTAGTTCCCGCGATCGGTCACAAACATTGGGCGTGGGCGATCTTCCGTGAGTTTGCTCAGCCATGTGTCAATGCACGACTCGATGACGTTGATGTTGATCAACTGGTAACGCACGTCTGCGGGAACCACAAACCCAGATAGGAATTGATCACGGAACGGGCGTCCTTCGTAGAGTTCGCGAAGCCTGTTGTTTTCGATCCGTCGTTGAGTGTCGATCCGCTCGATGCGATCAACTACATTCGCTAGTCGCTCGTGCACGGTTTTTTTTTCAGCTTGCCACCATCGGAAATCGATATCTGTCATCGTCTGACTCCTGACCGGAACCAATTTTTCCCGGCGTCTTGTTGCCTCTTGATGATGTGTGCGAGGATTTCGTCCGCGCGCGCCTCACTGAATCCGCTTTCGCCCTCACGCGGAGCTGCTGCCGCTGGCTCAACGGCTAGATAGTGTCTGCAATCGCGCCAGCCGTAGAGCCCTGCGTCCGCTGCGTGATCTTCATACCGATCGTCAATTGAGGTGTGATCTTCATTCCACTGTAAATATTTCCACTCCTCTGTTAGCGCATGGTTCGCCGCTGGGATCACCCGCACGCGGCCCGTGCGGATATCGGCAGCCATGTATTTGACGTGCGCGGCCTTGTCCGTTTTGTCAGCCGCGAACGCGGGAATGCCGTGCCGCTGGCGTGCCTCTTCGGCATATGCCTTGCCGAGCCCGCCGGTGTCGTAAACGATCTTTGTGATCGGCATCGACTCGCGAAGGCGCTGAACTTCATCGGCGCTCTGCGACGGTGTTTGACCTGCGACCTTCCATGTTTTTGTGATGACCGCGAACGGGCACGTCTCGGCGTAGCAGACGAGCGCGTACGCCATCGAATCAACGAAGCCGCAGTCAATCGCAAGCACTGTGCGCCATCGGTGTCCCGCTGGGAGCGCGTCGATGTCATTGACTTCGGGGCGATATGGGTACACGAGGGCGTCAACGTCCCGGATCCACTCGCCCAAATACTCACGCCGAAACGTGGGATGGTCCTCAGTCCACCCGTTGCGCGCGAGCGCCGCCGCGAACATCTCGCGAGCCTTGACGTGTGGGTTGTCCAACGCGGTCCATCGATGCGTCTCCCACGACGCGATTTCGGGATTAGCACCAGTAGTAAGATCATGAAACCATCCTGCGCATGCAGCGCCAGGAGTACCAGCCAGCAACAACTCGCCGTCAAAATCCATAAGCGCTGGACTGAGCACATCCTCGACAAGTCGATGCAGATAGCCGCGGAACGATGCCGCTTCGTCGATCGCAACGCGGTAGTATGACGGCGTGGGGCCACGAAATTTTTCGGTCTCCGATTCGTCGGCGCACCCTGCGATCCACAGCACAGATCCGTTCGCAAATCGCCACGTCAACTCTGTTTCATTCGGCTGCGCGCGCAGATTGTTCTCCCGCACCACGCGCGCGATGACGGCCCAAACGGTGCGCTTCGCGGACCTGGAGTTAACTCCGATAAATGCATTCAGCGATCCCGGCTTCGTAACGCAGCCATCGATCAGCCACTTCGCCTCGAGGTCAGATTTGCCCGCGCGGCGCCCGCACACCGCGGCCTTGAATTTCGTGGGGCTTTCGATAACCGATCGCTGCCGCGGGTGCAACGATTCCAGCCACGGGCGGATCCTGCCCGCCCGTGCATAGGCAAATACAACGTCACCGGCCGCGAGCGGCTTAGCGCTTGGATGCGGCGGGAGCGGGGATGGCGAGGGCGACACTTTGGATCACCGTCGGAGGGTAAGCCCTCGAGTTGTGGTCCGCGTTGTGTGTCACTCTGACCCATCCGGTCATCTGCGGGTCAGCATCGATCGTGTAGCCTGCTTTGGCCTGGATTGAGTCAACGCGTCCCACCGCGCCGCTTGTACCTGGCAGGTTGATCTTCGTAACAAATCTAATCTCTGTGATCATAAATCTTACCTCCATCATTTCGGAATCGTTGCCGGTAAGGGACTGCACTCCCATGGTTGACAGAATCGAGTCTCTCACGCAACTGTGGTCCGTGCTTGTGTTGCAGGTAAGGGACTGCACTCCCATGGTTGACAGCGGGGCAAATGGCATGACCAAAAGAAGGGCGAAGGCACGTTGCAGGTAAGGGACTGCACTCCCATGGTTCGATCCTGGGTGCATGTTGAGCGCTGGCGTTCATCTCAATTCACTCCGCCGCCCCGTCGTAAACATTCGAACTATTCACGGTTTCTGTTGGTGCGAGCACCTCCCGCACTTTCGACACCACTTCACCGCTCGCAACTGGTTCGCGCTCTGCGATGTTGATTGCCGCATTCACATCCCTGTGCATTCGCATTCCGCACGCAGGGCACGTAC